CAGAGAACACCTTTGCAACTCTAGTACCTGCTAAGGTTAGCACATTTGCAGATGGGGAATCTAGTGTAGAGTTTCTAGACAACATTCGCGGAGAGGATGTGTTTATTATTCAAAGCACCTGCACTCCAGTTAACGACAGTCTAATGGAACTGTTGATTATGATTGATGCAGCTAAACGTTCAAGCGCTCATCGTATTACAGCAGTAGTTCCTTACTTTGGTTACGCCAGACAGGACCGTAAGAGCGCAAGTAGAACGCCTATTACTGCAAAGCTAGTAGCAGACTTGCTTACTACAGCAGGTGCACACAGAGTGCTTACAATGGATCTACACGCAGGACAGATACAGGGCTTCTTTAATATTCCAGTTGATGATTTAACTAGTCGTTTGGTGTTTGCCAAAGACATTAGACACAATGTAGGAACAGACGAAGGCACAGTATTTGTATCACCAGATGCAGGCGGAGTCGTTCGTGCTAGGAAGTTTGCAGACATGTTCCATGCAGACATTGCTATTGTAGACAAGCGCAGACCAGAAGCAGGCAAGAGCGAAGTCATGAACTTGATCGGCGATGTTAAAGGTAAACACGCCATTCTGGTTGATGACATTATTGACAGTGGCGGTACACTATGCAATGCAGCCAAAGCTATTATGGATGCAGGTGCGCTGAGTGTTAGAGCATATATCACACACGGTGTATTAAGCGGCGAAGCGTGTCAACGTGTTGAGAAGAGTGTACTCACAGAACTTGTAATTACAAATTCGATTGCAGACCGTTGCCCCAAAAATTGCAAAAAGACACGACAGGTTAGTGTCGCGCCTTTGTTTGGTGAAGCAATTCGTCGTGTAACCAACGAAGAGTCAGTTAGCAGTCTGTTTGGCTAGCTTTCTCTATGTGATGGATATACTCAGCTATTGAATGATCGCTAAAGTTATCAATCTTGCCTTGCTTGATACCCATCCACATGCCACGCCATCTGTCTTTAAACATTTGCCAGCCTGTGGGTGTGCGTTTATTACCGTATGCATTAATATAATGTTGAGTGCCACAATGTTTGTATCCCATTATAGCAAGAGGAACAGTAGTGACGATGTCATTATTGTTTCTCCATCTATGATGTACAACTCCTAAGCTTTGTGCATATGCATTCCATCCTACACGCGGACATCCGTATGTATACAGCTCGATCGGATCGTTAAGATCTTCGTTAAACTTTGCTCTTGAAGACATAATGGTTGCCATTCCAGCACCTAAGCTATGTCCACAAAACCAAAGTGTTTTCTTCATGTTAACAGGACGAGCAATGTCTTCAGCTATCATTGGCCATAAGTCATCTACTTGTTGTTTAAATCCTCTGTGTACTCTACTAACTGTTTCTGCTTTAACTGGAGTTGCTTTTAGGTCCGCTGCTATATCAGCAAATTCACTAGGTTGCGTACCTCGACATGCAACTACTAAGTCTGTCTTGTTCATCAAGCGATATGCCTGAGCTCCTTCCTTGTCATAATATTCCACAGTAGTAAAGCCAAGTTGTTTTGCTTGACGTTTTACTTCTTTTATGTTACTATATGCTATACTTGATAATTTAGCAAACAGTAAGGATCGTTCAATGAAACTCATATTCGATATTGACATTTAGTGCCCTCCGTTATAATAATATTTATATGCAATGTGTACTAAATACAGTATAGGAACATAATGCCATGAAAAAACGTACCAGAAGTATACTAGAAGAACTTAATAATGTGCATGGTCGCAAGGATAGCGATCATCTTATTGATGTCTCTGCCAATAATATTATTGAAAGTGCCATTAACTTGTTAAGTAGAATACATTCTACATACGATGTTGACACAGCAAGCGAACTAGAAAGACGTTTTATTAATAGTATTAAATCAAACGATCCACGTAAGTTTAAACGCAGCATGGGTAGAATAATAGAGAGTAAGAAAAATGATTCTTAAAGAAGGCGGCAACATATTTAAGACAGAGCAAGGACCTATCACTCAGCGTATTGCAACAAAAGATGTACAAGCTTCTATTGACTTTATTGAAAAGATCACAGGCTTAACATACGATGAAGAAGATTGGCTAGGCACAACTGGCAAGAAGAACGACCCAGATGGCGAGTTTGAAAAGAACAGCTCTGGTGACTTAGACCTAAACACAGATGCAAACAAGATCAGCAAAGAACAACTGATTGCCAAACTTACAGCATGGTTAAAGACACAAGGCATTGATGACGCAGAGATTATGAATGCAGGACGTAAAAAGACAGACGGCTGGATCAAAGACGCAGGCGATCAAGTACACTTCCGCACACCTATCGCAGGCAGTGACAAAAACGGATTTGTGCAAACAGACTTTATGTTTACTGATAATCCAGACTTTCAACGCGGCGCCAAGCGTGGCGGAACAGCACAGTTTGGCGGCACAGACAGAGCTATCCTACTATCAGCTATTGCAAGAGGACGTGGACTAAAGTTTAGTCCTAAGTTTGGGTTAGTTGATCCTGCTAAAGGCGACGAAGTAATTGCTGCTACGTGGGACAAAATTGCACCGTTGCTATTAGGCAAAGGCGCCAAAGAACCAGACACGCATACTGTTGAAACTATGCTTGCTTTTTTAAAGAAAGATCCAAACTACGAACAGCTAATTGCTCCGTGGAAAGAAACAATGGCTAAGGCTGGCAAAGAAGTACCTGAGTCTGGCCCAACAGGCTACAAAACACTAGAAGATAAGCAGCTTGCACGTATTAGAGAGCTAAGTGGCAAGGTGCTAAACAGTAGTGTAATGTCAAGCGGAGCATTTAACAGATGAGAACTAAACTAGTGCCGCGCAAACACGCTGGCAACCAAATTAAGGAAGTAGACAATGAAAATTAATGAAGTAACAGAAGCAGGAATGGAAACAACGCCTACTCAAAAGAAACTTGCAAACATCGGCAGAGCACTTATGACGCACAGTGAAACAGCTTCAATGAAAGGCGCAGACGATGCTAAGATTGGCATGTTCAATCAAATGTCAAGTCTCGGTAACGAGCTAACAAAGTTTGGTACAACATTCGGACCAAAGGATCTACAAGGTCTAATGAAAGCAACTGGTCTAAACGCTGCAACAATTAAAACATTATTAGCATTTGGCGAGAAGTTAGCAGCTAAAGGCGTTGCTCCTAAAGTAGCAGACCCAGAGCCAGAAGATGAACCAGAAGATGATTTCGGCGGCCCAAGTGATGACGAAATTGATGCACAAGCTCGCAAAGCAGCAATGGCCAAGTAATGACTGAAAAGTTCACAGCAGCGCAATGGGCAGAGATAGAAGGCGGACACGAAGTTACGCCTAGCAAGGAAGAACCATATTCCTTCTTGAGAGATTTGCACGAGTCACGAATGACTAAAGACAACGGCAACGCCAAGAAGTTGACGTACACTGACTGTGGTGAACGAGCATATCTAACACTGTTGGCATTAGAAACTATGCGACAGTATCCAGACTTTCAAGCATATGTACAGCGTTATGCAAAGAAGACAGCAGGCTTTGAACTATACAAAATGTATCGTATCATGGGCACTGACCTCTACAACTTTATCTACTTCCTTGTAGGGGACGGCAAAGCACAAGATAAACTAAAAGATCCTGACAGTGCAAAACGTATGCGGGCTAGTACAAAACTACCTACATCGGCTATTAATAGATATATTAATGCAATAGCACAAGGCAAACAGCCAGTGCAAGTAAACAACCTATTTCAAGCAATTGAATCTGCACTTAAAGTTAGCAATAGTGACTACAAAGCAATACGTAGAAACTTAATGAACTTTGCACGTTTGACCAAAGCAGAGAAGCGTTTAATATCCACACGCCTTATCTTTGCTGTTCGTGCTAAACTACGCAGTTCAGACATCATTGAAGACTTTGAAAAGTTTGCAGCAGTAAAGAACTTAGAAAAAGCAAGTGTAATAGATCCAGAACCAACTATATCAACACCTGACATCTCAACCAGTGCTAGAGACTTAGCATTATACAGATACCTAGTAGGAGACAGGAACTTAGCACTTACTAAGAAGTTCCTAGAGCAAGCTAAAGACGGTAAAGCAGCAAGTGCAAACATGGTTGCAGCCTATTTACCGGCTATTAAAATGATAGATGACATTGTAAAAGGCGGCCCTGCGTTTATCCAAAACCTAAGAGCTTTACATAATAGAGCCAAAAAACGCTAACTAACTACTATTTTTTCTTTAAGATGATAAATAATATTACACAAGTAAGAAGAGAATCTTACTTGCCATTAGATCATAGGAGAATATAAAATGGCATCAGTATCAAAAGTAAACGGCGTAAACGTAATTGCAGGTAACGGACTAGGTCCAAACACTCGCATTTTATCGCTTTCAAAAGCAGCAATCACAACAACAGCAATTGCTGATCTTAACGCAGCAGTAGCAGCATTAACAGCAGGCGGCGTAGCAGGCACAGACGATGCAGTAACTATCGCAGGTGTTGCACACACAGCAACTGGCGTTGCTCACGTTGCAGTACAAGGTACAGGCGTACTAACAGCAGGCGCAGACTACCGCGGTGTAACAGGCGTAACAATGGCAGTTGTAGCAACGTTCACTGACTAAATTCTAACTACCTTAGAATCGTGATTATGGCCGTAAGGCAGGCGTCACACTAAACAGTCACTTTAACGAGTGACTGTTTTTTTATGACTTAAATACTGTATGAGATTTATAATACATACACTAGTAGACATAACTGAAACCGGCAGTCGACGCGGCGAAGATCCTAAACAATATCGCCAGCAACAAAACTTCCTTACAGTTATGCAAACAATTGGGTTGAGAGTAAATCCAACGTATGTTAAAGCACCTGAAGTTGTTAAAGAAGTGCCCAGTAAACTAGGACTAGGAACATCCTACAAGACTAAACAAAGTGTGTGGAAATATGTGTTTGATATGGAATATGAAGGCGCATTAGACATTGAAACACTTGTGAATGACTTCGATCTAATACCAATTATCACACAGTTAGATGAAACAGCAGAGTTTGATAATGCACATTTTCTTACCAAAGATACAGCGTTAACTAATATAACTTTCCAAATAGATGATAAATAACTTTGTAGTGTTAAAACTACCAGGCATCTTAAATCATACAACTAGGCTAACGCAACACTTTACCTAACCGGAGAATAAGATGGCCACCGAGCTAGAAAAAACAAATCTAGAAGCACACGTTGATTTATGTGCAATACGCTACGAAGCGTTAGAAGGCCGCCTTGGCAAAGTAGAATCAAAAATCGAACACATCCATACAGATATTTTAGAAGGTCAGAAATCAATGACCAAAGTGCTTATTGGCACAGCAGGCACAGTTGTTGCTAGTTTAGTATCTATAGTCATAGTAATTTTATTACAGTAACCCTCCGCTCACGATAAATAACTATATGTTATTACGTGAGTTTTTTATTGATCCAACAGAAGAGAACCTTGAAGAAGGTCAAACTTGGGCACGTTCTGGAAAGAAGGTTGTTCGCAAGTATCGCTGTTCAGGTGGTCCCCGCAAAAATAGAGTTGTTGCTAAGATGTCACAGTGCTTTGCAGCACCTGACATTAAAAAGCGTATGGCTTTTAAGAAGACTAAAGCCAGATTAGGCAGTAGAATGATACGTAAAGCTAAAAAGACTAAGCGTATTAATCCAGCAAGTAAACGAGTACAATCGTTGAACAAAAGAAGACGTTAATGTTATTGCGTGATCTATATAACGATGCTATTGAAGAAGGTGTTACTACTATATTTGGTAAGAGCGGAAACAAGACTGTGCGTAAGTATCGTTGCACAAGTGGCACACGCAAAGGTCGAATTGTTGCAAAGCCTGCAACGTGTAATGCTCCTAAGAACATGAAAGCATCTAACACACTAAAGAAAACTAGACGCAGTAAAGGCAAAACAACAAGTATTAAAATTAACAGGACTAAACGAACAAACGCAGCTAGTCAAAAGTTAAAAAGATTAAATACTGGCCGCAGAAGAATGAATCCGAGAAAGCGCAGAGGTGCAAGAATATGAAAATGAATGAAATACTATCTGAAATGAATGCAGTTCTGCAGATTGAAAAAGACGACGAGCAACAAACAACATTAGTTGATCCTAAAACAAAGATTAAAACTATTGTTCCTAAAGATCCAATGAAGCCGGGTGCTATTGCAAAAGACGAGCGCGGCAACCTAACACTAGATACAAAAACAAAAGGTACAGTTGATCGCGGCATCAAGCCAGGCGACAATGTAACTGTAAAAAGTATATAAAATGAGAATCATAGACATAGTTGATGAAATATATATGACCAATGAAGAGAAAGCTCTCTTGGAAACTATCGACTCTGTCCGCCCGCTAGGATCATTTCCTGAGCGTGAGCAAACCATTATCAATAATCTAATTCGTAAAAGTATAATAAGTAAAGTACAAACGCAAAGTGGGACGATAGTGGTGATACGGAATGACAACTGAAAAACTTTTAAATGACCTGGAAGAAATTGTTAATAGAGGACTTGAAGATAGTGCTATCCCTCATGCGAGAGGAAATAGCATTAGGATCAAGCATGTCATTATTCGCAAAAGTCCTAAAGGCTACTTGATATATGACGCTAAAGAGAATAAGCAAGTAGTAAGAACCTACTTTAAAACTACAGCAGTTGCTATTGCTAAGAATCTTGCACAAGGCATTGACATTACTGAAACAGCAATGGAATTTGACGAGTTAATGTTAAAGCATTATAATGATGCTGTTTTTTATAAACATTCAATTCGAAAGACTACTGACGAATTTAAACGAGATATAAGAGAAGCAAGATTAGATATTGCTATACAAGAGTCGCAGCGTGTGCGCAGCCTTTTAGATCGTTATATTTTTTGTTAAGTGATAAATATAATATAGAACACCTATCAACAGGAAGAATAAAATGCAAATTAGAGAATTTTCAGCACCAGTAACGGCTGCAAAACTAAACGAAAGCCTAGCACAACGCTTTGGTTCAAAGATTGACATTGATGCGTTTACTACAGAGCAACTACAAGATGCTCGTAACAAACTACGCACTCAAGTATTTAATGTAGAAACAACTGAAAGCTTTGATGCTGTTCAGCAAAAAGGACACAGTAAGAACAAATTGTTCTTAGATGTACTTAATGCTGCACTACACGAACGTGATGACGTTGCAACTGCAATTGACGAAGCTATTGAGCAAGTTAATGAAGGCGAAGAAGACAAAGCAGAACTAGTAATGGCAGCTAAGGACATGGTTGATCGTGTTACTGGTTGGATGGAAGACACAGCAGAAATGCAAACTGAATCCATGCTAGAACTAGCTGATGCAATCCGTGACGAAATGGGTAGTGAGCAAGCTGAAGCATTTACAGCAGCAGTTAAGCCAGCACTAGAAGCAATGTATGGCGTAATGGAAACAACACGTATTGCTCTAACAGGCGGCGTAGGCATGCTAACAGGTGAAGGTGAGCCAGCGGACACTATGGGCGCTGAAGAACCAGACATGGATATGGAACCAATTGACGGCGAACCAGATATGGACATGGAAGAGCCAGCAGCAGACGACGAGTTTGGAGCAGCAGACGCAGCAGCAGGCGGCCAAGAGCTAGGCGGACGTGAGAAGCGTGAGTCAATAGACCGTTCAAAAAAAAAGTAAATGAAGGAGTAGATGGCAGTGTCATCTACGCTTTATTAAGACAACAGAAAGCAGCCGGCGTGGCTGCTTTATCCATGAAAAAGCTAGACAAATACATGCGCAATCAAGGCAAGGGCAACTTTGACTACGAAAGCTTTAAAGCAATGTACGATGCAGATCCCAAAATACAACAACTTGTAACTAACTTTGATCAAGACAAGATTGAGTTTAAACAAAGTGAAGTAGATGATGTTGCAGGCGCAGTACCTGGAAACCCAGGTCGTCCAAGTGACACTGTAGGTAACATGGCTAAAAACGCTACGGACGTAGGCGCAGAACTATAATACAACTAAGAGACTAATATGGCTTACAGTAAAATCGTTTTAGATCATTACGAAAATCCACGTAATGTTGGCAAGTGGGATCCAGCAGACAACATCGGAACAGGAATGGTAGGTGCTCCTGCTTGTGGTGATGTTATGCGATTGCAAATCAAAGTAGAAGACAATATAATAACTGATGCTAAGTTTAAAACATATGGCTGCGGCAGTGCTATTGCCAGCAGTAGTTTAGTTACAGAATGGGTAAAAGGCATGTCCTTAGAAACAGCAGCCCAAATAAAGAACACAGACCTAGCAACAGAACTTGCACTTCCTCCAGTTAAGATACATTGCTCAGTCCTAGCAGAAGATGCTATCAAAGCAGCAATAGCAGACTATAAATCAAAATAACGGTTGACAAGGCTCCTATTTTGTGTTATTATATACACTAATAGGAGTTTTTTATGACTGAACGTTCACAAGAAGATATAGTTAAAAACATTACAGAAGTAATGGAACAATACGTAACACCAACAGTAGCACAGCATGGCGGTGAAGTTAACTTTGTTAGCTTTGAAAATGGTGCAGTACTAGTTGAGCTGAGTGGAGCATGCTCGGGATGTGCTGGCAGTACTATGACACTTAAACATGGCATAGAACAAATGATGACACAGCTAATACCCGAAGTAACGTCAGTAGCAGGGGTCGACGACTTGATGTCCACAGTAGCCCCCTTTTATTCAGAAGAGGTATATAGCAGTACAGGAGCATGGGATACTAGTGTTGAACGTGATGTGTATCCTATGCATAACTTTGGCATAAACTTACCAAAGGAGCCAGAAGATTGAGCTTAATTATCGAAAAGTACAAATATGAGAAACTAAAACGTGTTGAAGTAGACGGCAAGCGCCGTTATGCAGCACCTGGTGGACCTCCTGTAGCAAGTGTAACAACTATTCTCAGTGGTACTAAAGACATGAGTCACCTCATTGCTTGGAAAAGGCGTGTAGGCGAAGCTAAAGCACAAGAGATTGTAACTGAAGCAAGTGGCGTAGGTACACGCATGCACAAGTATCTAGAGGATTATGTAGACAATGGTGTGTGGACAGAGAATCCAGGCAGCAATCCTTACTCTAAAAAAGCATATCGCATGGCAGAAGTTATCCGTGACGAAGCAATGGTACACGTAGACGAAATCTGGGGCAGTGAAGTTCCGCTTTATGTTCCTGGTATCTTTGCAGGTACAACTGACCTAGTAGGACAGTACAAAGGCCAGCCCTGTATTATGGATTTTAAGCAAACTAACAAGCCTAAGAAGCCTGAGTGGGTAGAAGATTACTACTTACAAATGACTGCTTATGCACTAGGACACAACGAAGTACACGGCACTGACATACGTGAAGGACACATCTTTATGTGTAGTCGCGGTGATGATGGTATTGAACTAGGCGGAGAGACATATCAGCAATTTGATCTATGGCCAGATGAGTTTGATGACTGGGCACAAGAGTGGTGGAAACGCTGTGAGCAGTACTACGAGAAGTTTGGATAAATATTATATAATGAAATAGGAGTTATAATATGGCCGTAGTATCCATTAGTAGAATTCAAGTTCGAAGAGGACGCAAAACTGAGCTTCCTCAGCTAGCCAGCGGCGAGTTTGGTTGGTCAGTTGATACCCGAGAACTTTACTTAGGTAATGGGTCAGTATCAGAAGGAGCACCTTACGTTGGAAACACAAAACTATTAAGTGAACATGATAATTTGTTTGCGTTTGCTGATACATATTCTTACAAAAGTACAGGCGGAAATGTACAATCTGGATCTAGTGTAAACTCTCCTATATTACGAACATTGCAAGATAGACTTGATGATATTGTTAGTATTCGAGCTTTTGGTGGCACTGGTGATGGCTCTGATCACACAGATATATTACAACGTGCATTAGATCAATTGTATCTAAACGCAGCAAATAAAAGTACAGTTGCATCAAGAGTAATACTTCAACTTGAGCCCGGCACATATGCAATTAGTAGCACAATCAAAGTTCCTCCATATGCAACTATTAGAGGCGCAGGAATAGACAAGACTATTATTAATTCAGGTGCTAATATAGCGTTTGAAACAGTAAATGAATCAAGCATACCTGGATCATATAATGTTGACACTATTTCAAACTCAAACCAAGCAAGAAATATCGAACTATCAGGTCTTACTATTCAAACAACAGACAACGATGCATTGTATCTTGTGAGCTGCAAAGATAGTATATTTGAAAATTTAAAGCTTACTAGTACTTGGACTATTGGTAATACTCTAAGAACATCCGCAGGCATTAAACTTACATCACATAGTTCTCAAGTAGGATCAAATAATAATACATTTACTAATGTTTCATTCAATGGGTTTAGTGATTGTGTATATTCTGATTATGATGTGCAATATAACCTGTGGTCTAATTGTTCGTTTGGCTTATCAGACGTAGGCATTTACTTTGGATTAAATTCTATTTCACAACAAGTTGGCCCTAGTAATAACATCATTGAAAACTCTGTGTTTGATAACATTGCTAGAGAAGGTATTAACATTACTAACGGTAGCTATAATAACAGTAATAATAATAAATTCTATAATGTAGGTAATCATGGCGGAGCATACACTAATGCAAAAACAGCAAATATACAATTTACTAAATCCATTAACCATTCGTCAAATGACTATTTTAAAAGAACTGAACAATTAACTGTACTTGGCAATTTAAACGCAGTAGCATATGTTCCTGAAATTTCAGGAATAGTTTCATCTACACTAGGATACACATATCAAATTGCAATAAGTCAACAAGGTACAGCAACAACACTTCTTAGTTTAGCAGCTGATACTTCAAAAACTTATATAATTGACTATGTTTATAATAGTGCCGATGTTAATGCAAAGAGAACAGGCCAATTAGAAGTGTTTTTTGATCCTGCAACTCAAGATGTGCAAGTAACTGATGAATATCAATTTACTGGTTCTACAACTTACGAACAAGCGTTAATATTTAATGCTACAGTTGCCGATAACGATAGTGATGCAACGTATGATACATTACGTATTAATTATGTTAACTCAGCACCTGATACTAACAATACTAAACTAACGTATACAATTTCAACCAAAACATAACAATATAGGTTTAAATGTTTCATAAAAACTACGAAGAGCGTTTGCAACTTTGGAAACAATTCCGCAAGGGCTTAGAAAAAGTAGAAGATCCAATACAGGAAGCAATTGACTTCTACAATCAAGCACCGTATTGTTTGATTGCAGCAGATCCTTTTACTCCAAGTAGTTGGCCGACAGCATGGGAATTATTAGAGGAAAATAATTACTGTGCCTTTGTTAAGATTCTTGCAATTTGTTACACCTTGCAGTTAACTGATGTTTTATCCCAAGCATCTTATAAGATACATATTACACGAGACTTTAAAAACTCATCAACTTATTACTTACTATATGTCGATGATCAAGTAATCGGATTCAACGGAGACACACATGTACACAGAAGCAAATTGCCGACCACTTTACGTTCTGAACTTGTCCATGCTCTACCAACTCAACAATAAATACCTAACTAATTAGAATAATTTAAAAGGACAAAGTACATGATTCAAGTTACCAAACGTGGCGGCGACAAAGAACTTCTAAACATTGAAAAACTACACAAAGTTGTATTTTATGCATGTGAAAACATTACAGGAGTTAGTCCGAGCGAAGTAGAACTTAAAAGTCAAATTCAATTCCACAACGGTGTAACTAGCAAAGAGATCCAAGAAACTTTAATCAAAGCAGCAGCAGATCTTATCAGTGCAGAAACTCCTAACTATCAATATGTAGGCGGACGCCTTATAAACTATGCACTACGCAAAGAAGTGTATGGAGGATTTGAACCTTGGCATATTAAGAAACTAGTAGACAAGAACACTGCCGCAGGGTTTTATGACGCAGAACTTGTTACAAAATACTCAGACGAAGAGTGGGATAAAATTGATACATTCATTAAACACGAGCGCGATGATGCATTAACTTATGTTGCTATGGAGCAACTACGCGGCAAATATCTAGTACAAAATAGAGTAAGCGGCGAAATATTTGAAACACCGCAGATGTGCTACATTCTTATTGCAGCAAGTTTGTTTCAAGACTATCCAGTAGAGACCCGTTTGCAATGGGTCAAGGAATATTACGATGCTATTAGTTTACACGACATTAGTTTACCTACTCCTGTTATGGCTGGTGTGCGTACCCCGCAGCGCCAGTTCAGTTCGTGCGTACTCATTGAAACTGATGACAGTCTTGACAGCATTAACGCTACTGCTGCCGCTGTTGTTAAGTACGTAAGTCAGAAAGCAGGGATTGGTATTGGTGGAGGAAGCATACGTGCTATTGGTTCACCTATACGAAAAGGTGACGCCTATCACACAGGAATCATTCCATTCTACAAACATTTTCAAAGTGCAGTAAAGTCATGTAGCCAAGGCGGAGTACGTGGCGGCGCAGCAACTATATATTACCCTGTATGGCACCTTGAAGTAGAAGACATGCTAGTGCTAAAGAACAACAAAGGCACCGAAGAGAACCGTGTACGACACATGGACTACGGTGTACAGTTCAACAAGTTGATGTATGAAAGACTTGTTACAGGCGGCGATATAACTCTTTTCTCGCCTGCAGATGTTCCTGGTCTATATGATGCTTTCTTTGCAGACCAAGACAAGTTCCGCGAACTATACGAAACAGCAGAGCGCAACACACGACTACGCAAGAAAACTATTGCAGCAAGTGAATTGTTTAGTAGCTTTATGGAAGAGCGTAAGAACACAGGACGTATTTACTTGCAGAATGTAGACAATGCTAATGACCACGGTGCATTCCTTCCTGATGTTGCGCCTATTAAACAGAGCAACTTGTGTGCAGAGATTGACTTGCCAACCAAGCCGCTCAAAGATCTAAACGATCCAGAAGGCGAAATTAGCTTATGCACACTAAGTGCAATTAATTGGGGCAACATTCGTACACCAGCAGATTTTGAAAGAGTATGTCGTTTGGCAGTACGTGGACTTGATGCACTACTGAGCTATCAGAACTATCCAATCCTAGCAGCACAGTTATCTACAGAGAAGCGCCGTCCTTTAGGCGTTGGCATTATTAACTTTGCCTATTGGTTGGCTAAGAATGACTTGAACTATCAGCACATTGATGCAAACGGACTTGCACTTGTAGACGAGTGGGCAGAAGCGTGGTCGTACTACTTGATTAAAGCAAGTGCTGACTTAGCAGTAGAGTTTGGCGCACCAAGTGGCAACATGGAAACAAAGTACGGACACGGCATTACACCTAACCAAACATACAAGAAAGACTTAGATGAATTGGTTCCGCACGTTGAGCGTATGGATTGGGATACACTTAGAGCACAGTTAAAGGATACGGGTATCCGTAACAGTACGCTAATGGCTCTAATGCCTGCAGAAACAAGCGCACAGATTGCTAATGCTACAAACGGAATTGAGCCGCCACGTAGCTTAATTAGTATCAAGCAGAGCAAGCACGGTGTACTAAAGCAAGTTGTACCTGAGTACAAGCGTTTGAAAAACAAATATGACTTGCTATGGGATCAACAGTCACCGGAAGGTTACATTAAGATTATGGCTGTGCTACAGAAGTATATTGACCAAGGCATTAGTGTTAACACTAGTTACAATCCAATTTACTTTGAAGATGAAAAGATTCCAATGAGCACAATGCTACAGCATTTGTTGATGTTCTACAAGCTAGGCGGTAAACAGTTGTACTACTTCAACACCAATGACGGACAAGGAGAAGTCGATGTTAACAAGATGATGGGCGAACTTGAAGTTGTTGAAGTAGACGAGGAAGATTGCGAAGGTTGCACAATTTAATACTTGACACGCCCTAGAGGGCGTGTTATAGTAGTACTATAGATATACACACAAGGGTAAGAGATATACATGAGCGTTTTTAACACTGAAAATAAAGCAGACCACACAAAAGTATTAGCATTTCTAGATCCAACAGGTGGGCCTACGATTCAGCGTTATGACACGCTAAAGTATAAAAGCTTTGATGGACTTACAGACAAGCAACTAGGATTCTTTTGGCGCCCTGAAGAAGTTGATGTAACCAAAGACAGCAAAGACTTTAAAGCCCTTAGTGACCATGAGCGTCATATCTTTACAAGCAACCTAAAGCGTCAGATCCTATTAGACAGTGTACAAGGTCGTGCGCCAGTAGAAGCATTTTCGCCTATTGTAAGTTTGCCAGAGATTGAGAACTGGATTACAACGTGGACGTTCTCAGAAACAATCCACTCACGTTCGTACACACATATTATTCGTAACGTGTACAGCAACCCTAGTAAAATCTTTGATGAGATGCTAGACATTGCAGAGATTGCAGACTGTGCTGGAGACATTAGCAAGTACTACGATGACCTTATTGAGATGAGCAGCTGGTATAACTTGCTGGGCGAAGGCACTCACAAAGTTAACGGTAAGAAGATTGTAGTTGATCTTTACGAACTAAAGAAACTATTGTGGCTTACACTAATGAGTGTTAACATTCTCGAAGGTGTACGTTTTTACGTGAGCTTTGCATGTAGCTGGGCGTTTGCAGAGATGAAGCAAATGGAAGGCAATGCTAAGATTATTAAGCTGATTGCACGTGACGAGAACTTGCACCTTGCAAGCACACAGATGTTGTTAAAGATTCTCAAGAAAGATGATCCAGACTATGTAAAGATTGCAGAAGAAACAGAAGAAGCATGCGTTCAGATGTTTGTAGAAGCAGTTGATCAAGAAAAAGCTTGGGCAGAGTATCTGTTCAAAGACGGATCGATGATTGGACTTAACACAGAGTTGTTGAGTGGATATATTGAATGGATTTGCACACGTCGAATGACTAACGTAAATCTAAAGTCGCCATATACTACAAAAACTAATCCGTTGCCGTGGACACAAAAATGGATCAGTGGTAGTGAAGTACAAGTGGCGCCACAAGAAACAGAAATAACATCATACGTCTCAGGCGGCACTAAACAAGACGTAAGCACAGACACTTTTAAAGGATTCAGTTTATGATTGAAATTTATGGTAAACCAGCATGTCCGCATTGTGATCAAGCAAAGCGGCTTTGCGAACAGCGTGAATTAGAATACAAGTATTTTCAACTAGACACAGACTTTACTCGTGAGGAAGTACTAGAAATGTTTCCAGGAGCACGTACTTTCCCACAAATTAAAGTTAATGGAACGTCAATCGGTGGTAAGGATCAGTTAGGTACTTACTTAGAAGAAACTAACTATAACGGAACAGGATACTCACTATAATGTTAATTGAAACACCTTATAAAAATGGAGACACAGTGTCTCTAAAACTAAGTTCAGGCGAAGAGATTGTTGCTCGCTTAGAAGAAGAAACATCAACTAAATTTGTATTGACTAAGCCTATGGTATTAATTATGCAACAAGAAGGCTTGGGACTAGCACCTTACATGTTTAGCGTATCACCTGACGCAAAATTTAATATATTGTCAACTACTGTTAGTTGCGTAGCAAAAACAGTAGATCAAATTGCAGATCAGTACACTGCAACTACTAGCAATATTCAAATAGTATAAGATAAATAATTTTATGCCAGCAGCTATCAAAATAACTTCAGCATCAACAGGCGACCCGTGTGGAGCTCCTCCTAGAGTTCCAGCAGCATCTAGCGGTAACGTGTATGCTGAAGGCGAATTAGTAGTACGCAAAGGCGATGCGTATGCAGCCCATGCATGTCCAGGTGCACCACCACACAATGCAACAGCTTCTGCAGGTAGCGGATCTGTTTATATAAATGGTAAAGCAGTTCATCGTGAAGGTGACGAAATATCTTGTGGATCGACTGGATCAAACGGCGCAAGCACCGTAATTATTGGTTGACAACCTACTCTTTCTATGTTATAGTATATACATAATATGAAACTAGGCATAGAAGAGGCAATATGAAATATAACGATAAAGTAATACTTACTGACGCAGATGGCGTCCTACTTAACTGGGAGTATGCATTCTGCTGTTATTTAGAACAGCGTGGCTACACACAGATTGAGAACGGCAACTGGGAATACGACATTGCCAAACGTTTTGGTATCTCACGCACCCAAGCAATTAGGCACGTAAAGGTATTTAATGAAAGTGCAGCAATGGGCTTTCTACCTGCACTACGTGATGCTATGTATTACGTTAAACGATTACACGAAGAACACGGATATGTATTCCGTTGCATTACATCTATGAGTTTAGACCCTAATGCATACAAACTTCGTAAAATGAATTTGGAGAAGTTGTTCGGCGAAACAGCTTTCGAAGAATTAGTTTGTTTAGATACTGGAGGTGATAAAGACGAAGCACTTGAACCGTATCGTGATTCAGGCTTGTACTGGATTGAAGACAAAGTAAGCAACGCAGTACTTGGTTTAGACTTAGGTTTAAATTCAATACTGGTAGAGCATGGATTTAACATGCACGACGATCTTCCAGAAGGCATGGTTAAATGTGTCAACTGGAAGGAAATTTACAATCATATTACAGGAGAAAATATATGAGCGATCAAACACAACATGAACAAATTGTTGCAGCATTTGAAGCGTACCTAGTCGAACATGCGGCTTGGGAAGATAAGAATGTTAAAGCAGCAGCAACCCGCGCCCGTAGCGCACTAGGTGACTTAGGTAAGTTGACAAAGTCAAGACGTGCAGAGATTCAAGAACGCAAGAACGCAATGTAATGAGCGGGCAAAGACGTTGGCTCAGAACTTGGGCTAGAACCGTTGGCATGCCCGTTGGAATTACAGATAACGATAAGCCAGAGTTTCTTCCTATTACACAACGCGATGTAAAGAAGGCTTTGGCTTTTCGAACATTCTGGATCATATTGCACGTTATTACGTGCTTTATGATTATTATTGGCAATGGTCGAACACTTAACTTTTGGTAAAGAGAAAGACAATTTATGAACCCAACACCTAGAGAAACTGACGAAGAGTCAACTAAAGCAATTGAAGAATTTCTTGCCAAAGGCGGCAAAATTACACAGTGTGAACCATTTGCCCGTACAGAAGACTTAGAAATCAAAGGCGGCTTCTACGGACGCAAACCAAAGAAAAAAGAAGAATGAACGTAGAAGAAGGCGATAAAGCCGTAATTGTTTTTAGTATCAATCCTAGGAACGTTGGACGTATTGTTAACGTAAGTGAATACATTGGCAAGTTCAAAGAAGGTGAACAGTTTGAAGCATACGGAATGACTTGTACTTGTGCAGTCCACGATCATTACTGGTGGATCGAAGCAGATGATCTAAACATTCAATTAGGTCCATCACCTAAGGCATACATTGCAGACAGTTGGCTTCGTAAGATTGTAAACCCTGATGAAAAACTATCAACTAAGCATACTGAAGAACTAGACATCTTCGCTTAAATACACTATGAAAATAGTTTACATCCACGGGGCAACAGCAAGTGAACGCAGTTTTGCCTTTATACAAAAGAGTATTCGCTCTAAAGATCCTATCTATTTAAATTACGAAAAAGAAGGACCTGCAAAAGACAACCTTGCAGAAATGATCGAGGCACTTAACAGTGTTGAAGAACCATTGTTTATTGTTGCACATAGTTTAGGTGGAGTGTATGCAACGTATCTACAGCAAGAAGTTGACAATATAAAAGGTGTAGTAAGTCTAGCAACACCATTTAATGGCAGTGAG